TTATTTTTCTACCTATTATAAAGAAGTAAAAATGATACAATATTCACCCCTCAGAGAGCTGATCTCCGAGGGGATTTTTATTAAATAGATGTGGTCTCTTTACTGTAAATTACCGACATGAGCCTTGCATACCATGGCGCTTTAGGACTCCACTTGTAACACGGCATGTCCTTACCATTGTTGTCCTTGTAAATCTGCTGGATGATTTTTAATTCGTCTGGATGACCCAATGTTATTACTTTTTGACCGTCAAAATAATACACTGCACCTTTTCCTTCTACTGTAAATAAACATTTCATCTCTTCTTCTCCTTCCTGTTCGATTCCTGTATTCTGGTTATTTTTTTGTTCGCTGCATGCAGACGCTCTACTGTCGATTGCCTTTGCAATCGGCTCCGCAATTCCTTTTGTGCCTAAACTACGATACCGTGCTACATCATCTGTGCCGGTGCAAAATAATGTCTCTACGATCATGCCAGGCATATTAGATGCATTCAGATCATGGTATCCCGAACTGTACTTTACACCACGGTTAGTAAATCCTTTTCCTGCAAAATTATTACAGATGTTGCTTGCGATCGTGTTCATGGTCTGGTTAGATGCATCATATAACCACACCTCTGTGCCCCCTGCTGATGCCGCTCCTGCGGCGTTCATGTGCAGAGTGACATAGATATCGCATCCTGCTCCATTCGCCTTATTTGTGCCGTCAGACAACTCACCAGACACATTCGATGCGTTGGAATTACAATCAATCACAGTATGTCCGACTGCCTGTAGCATCGGTACAAGTTCGTTGTAGATCTTCCGCACTTCCGCCTGTTCATCGATCAGACCTATTGCACCTTTACAATTTGGGGAATGCCCTCCCCTTAAACCAATTTTCATTTCTTCTCTTCCTCCTGTTCTTCTGCCTCGAATGCCTTTTCCAGTTCCTCTACGGATACTCTGCCAAATTCGTTCTGTTCGCTCATGATCTCACCTCCTACCGTGCGATGTCGCACAATTACATATCAAATTTAATGTTTTCCCACTTTTTATAAGCATCAAAGTAGATCTCATTCTTATCTCCACTGTAAGTGATCTCGTAATACATACCATCACTTACTGGCGTACTAAGCAATGCCTTGTGATTTTGCAGTGTCTTGCAATACCAAACTACAAATACATCATCCACAGTCATGTTGCCAGACGTATCCGTCTTGTCTTTATTCTGATTAAAATAATCTGCCACCTTTGCTTTACAAATGTTTAAAAATTCTCTACTACCCATAATTCTTTATTCCTTTCCGTGCAATCGCACAATAAAAGAGAGCCTGTTTCCAAGCTCTCTCAAATTATCTATTTGTATGTAAGTGCCCTCTCTGAATCTCCTGTCCCAGGTGTCGTCGGGTCTACCACTACACCAAGGATCGCCAGCACTGCAAAGAGCGCATTGACTACAGTCAACAACTTGTCTCCAAGGTTTCCGAGATCGATCGCGAATCCAAACACTGCCGCAATAGCCTGTACCAACAGCAAGAGTGCCGGAATCAGTGCCACCCAGAATGCCTTGTTTTTGATTCTTACAATCCAATTGATTTTTTTCATGGTTCTACCTCCTTAAAAAAGCATTGCTGCTACTGCACCGATAATAGCTCCAATAAGAGCGGTTACAACTCCATCCCATCTCTTGGCCGGAGTCTGCTCAAGATGTGTCACTTTTGCGGTCAACTGCACAAGGGTCTGATTCATAAATCCAACCTCCTTGGTCAACCCAACCATTTCCTGTGCCAGCTGGTGCACCACATTAACAACGTCCTCCGCTTCTTTCATTCGGTGTTTTAATGAGCCGATTTCTTTTCCGTGCTCTGCAAGTTTCACTTCTACTTCATTTTCTGTCATGTTTTCCCTCCGGTTTTTAAAGTATAAAAATAAGACCATCACGGTCTTGCTCTGATCTCCATGTCCCCTCCTAAGACGATGCAATCCAAGATGTACAAATCGTTCGCTCTGCATAATCTTTCTTTTCCACATCCAAAGAAATCTTGTCTCCTATACGATATCTTCCAGTTCCAATAATCGTCCCTGCGACTACTTCCGGGCACGCGCAAAATACGTGATATTTCGGCCGGAATTCTTCCGGGATGGCCGCCTCGTCAAAATCATTGAAAGACCCGCTGTTCGGAAACTGTGCCAACATCTCAATTTTGCAGTGTACGATATTACCGACCTTATACAGCCATATTTGTGTGTGGTTGCTGCTGTTTACATTGGAGTATGGTCCTCTAACCTGTCCGGAATCATATTCCTTGATTCCCATCAATTCTTGATCACCCAGTAATAACTTGCCATGAAACCTCGCATCTTGATAGAAATCATAACCCACTTCGCTATCGCTTGCTGTTCCGCCGAAAGCAATACTTCTCCCTTTATTTGCAACATCCAACGCCCGGAACTGTGCCGGAACAATCACTTCTTCTTGTTTGCTGCCGTTTAAGTCCGTGATTGTAACGATAACAAAGTACACACTCCCCGTGGATATTTTCCCATTCCCGATTATTTGAGAAATCTTTCCGCTTGTCGTGTTTGGGTATGTTTCGCTTGCTTTCACCGGACTCCCGGAAGCAGTCTCCTGATAATCTATCCTGACACTGGTTGCCTTGTTGGAACTATTTAACGTCCAGTCTACTTGCCAGCTCCCAGTTACTTTAATGTACGTGCCATCACTCTTTGGTGATCCCTTAGAGTCGCATCGCAATGCAGTCAACCCGGTAATTGTCGGCTTAATGTACGCGATCTGCCAAACTGCATAAAGAGTCACATCTGCATCGGCACCGTATGTTGATCCCGGCATGTATGCTACGTCTCCAGCGGACGATGTTGCCCAGCCCATAAATACATAGCCATCTCTTGTGGGACGCACAGAAGATAGTGTTAATACGGATCCGTATATCTTTTTCTGGTTGTCTGGAGCACCGGTCCCACCATTTGCATTATAAGATACCGTATGCTCCCACGTAATAGCCGGCAGCGCGTAACTTCCATTTGCCGAGATTGTCGCTGGATTTATTCCCGTGTTGATCGTTGCGGAAAATCCTATGTTCTTGGGCTGTCCGCTTGTCGGCATCGTAATACGGAATGTCTTAGTTCCGCCAATGTTTGTCCATATCCAGTTCCCTCCACCGCTTCCAACTGCAAATGTCGCACTGCCAGAGGTGTTCTGTCCATCACAGCTCATGCTGTACGGTGCACCGCCGTAATTGTATCCGCCCCAGTCAAATGCGATATCAAATCTGATATCTACATCATACTTATGCGTGAGATTAACATCTCCTACACCACGTACTGCCGTGACGTATATTCTTCCTGTTCCTGCCATCTTCCTCTCCTTACTCGATATAGATTATAGATAGGTGTCCATCCCCATTGTCCAGCATAGCATAGTTGCCTACACCAACTCTCTTTGCACTTAGATTGTCAATTTCTGCCACCGGCATATACGCTTTCTCGTTCCCAAAATATGCCAATCCCTTATCGCCCTGGTAAAATCCCAATCTGGAATTTGTTAATCTGGCTTTTAGGTCGTTTCCTGTTCCGCCAAGCTCCAGAAACGGTGTTACGCCATCCGACCCCTGCCGTACCCATGTATCAACCACCTCGGTCTTACCATTCACATACTCTACTGTATTTTTAAATTCTGCACGAACTTCATTTTTGTATTTTTCGAAGCTAGTGTTAATATTCGTTACGCTAGAGATTGCTGTATTTGCGGATTCCTGAGCATTTCCCGCAGCATCTTTCGCATCCTCGATGTCTTCTGCGTATGCTTCCACCCATTTTTCGCCATCCCAGTACTTAAACACGTTATTGACTGTATCGTACCAGAGCTTGGTCTTATCGTCCGGCGGGGTATCCGACTTGATTGCTGCATCCTCTCCGTCTGTTCCATCGGATACATCCATAACCGTAACCTCTTCGAATCCTCGAAGGATTCCCTCCGTATCCCTTGCTTCAAATTTGTAGACCGCCTTGCTCTCCACATCCAAAGCTCGAACTTTTATGGTCCGACCGGCATAAATATGATTTCCATCCTTAAACCATCGAATTGTGAAATTGCCTGTCCGATCTACCCCATTATCTATTACATTGGCAGTCAAGTTGGTAAAGCCTTCATTATTTTTAAATACAATTCCGTTATCCGTAGAGATACTGCTTGTGTAAATCTTTGTTTTGTTAATCAGATCCTCTACTTTCTGCAGCAAATCTTCAGAGATTTCCGACTGTAGCTCTTTAAAATTGGTAAAGACTGTCTTGTTTGCTTGCGGATTCGTGAAACTGCGAACCTGCTCCGATACTCTTGCACTCAAGTATAAGGTAGGAACGTACTCCTCATCCTCAATCTCCACGGTATCTCCGATAGCAGTATCAAAGTATCCCGTTACATCATAAGTCACCACCGGTTCGGATGCTGTTTTAAGATCAGACAGAGCCATGCTATAGAGCTTGTCCTTGCTGTCTGTATCATACTCTTTCCGCATCAGGATATAAGCATCCTCTTTATTCACGATATTGGACGGAAACCGGTCTCTTGCCTGTGGTGCCCGGATGATCGCACCGTCTGTAAAGTACTCGATATTCCCGTTTTCATCGTATTCTTTCTTGTCAAGACCATTGATTGTCAGACCGTCCTTTCCGGTCGGCTGGATGCATGTATATAACTTTTCTGCATCCGTGGTCTTACGGATTCCGGTAATTCCTTTCCCGTACCGCAGTACAATGTCATTCCGGTATTCTCCGACTCCGCTGTCTGTATCGGAGTGTTTCCGATATACATTCAGCACAATCTCTTTTAAGGAGTAATCGCTGTTAAGCACTGTCTCAAACTCGATCTCCGCAGAAAATACATTAGCCAGAGAGAATAATCTCTTTAATACGGACGTTGTACCTGTCCATTCGTTGGTGATCCGCTTATCTGACACCTCGTTGAGACCCAATTTAAGTGTCCTCTCCGCGTCAAATACGGTAAGGTACTCTTCAAAGCTCATTGCTTTTCCAGCTTTGTATTCCCCTGCATCCTCGTTGATTAGCTCAAAAGATAACGACCACGCCGTAGCTGTGATCGTCTCCTCTGTCTGCTCAGTGTTTACGATGTTTAGATAGTAGGATTTCCCTTTGTGTATAAACGCCACCTTATTCCCGGCGGTAACATTCTCTGCATCCTGATGCTTTGCGGACACCGTAAAGGTGTAAGTATTTGCCGCACCCTGTAAGTATTCGTGCAATTCATCTCCCCAGTAGTGCATGGACTTCTTGTGCTGATTGTCCATAAACGCTACTGGTGTGTTATTCGCGCTTAAAATCGCAATTCTAATACTGTCCATTACAAGTATACCTCCCGTATTTTCGCTTTAATATGCGGCGGTGGAGATGAAAAGGAAGAATAGCAGAACTGGACTTCCGTTGTCCCCGGTGGAACTTTTGGATAATTGGATCCATTAATCTCATCTCCTTTTGCCGGCATCCCGTTTACATAGACCTTTGTACTCTCTCCGTCTATAGATACCACATCTCCGGCGCGATACCGGTTCGGCACATCCCGATATTTTTCCACGTTGTCCTTGCGAAACCAGATGCTTTTTAAATAGTTGTGCGTAACGTACTGGTTCGACAGATTTCGGTCCCCCCACTGTCCAATCCAGATCTGGATTTTCTCGCATTCCATATCTTTGATTTCCGGGATAGTAAAGTGGTAATACTTCCCGTACCAGAAAATACGCAACTTGTCACCCTCTTTTAAAAAGTCATTGTGTCCGCCGCCCATTTTTAAATTAAACGGGTTATCCTCGTAGGATGTCGGCTGGAAATCCAGTGTCTTAATTTTCTTGTTTTGAGGGGCGAACCAGTCCACATGCGCCGTATTGCCAACCGTATCACTCTTGTTAATAGACATGGCGCATATCACCTTGTTATCTCCAGTCAGGAATGCAATGGTCTGCGCTCCAGTCTGTCCCATCAAACCTGTCTCGAACCAGTGCTGGGTGTAACAGTAAAAGTTCTTCGCTCCACGTCTGCCCTCGCTGTCCACCGGGATAGTAAGTGTTTTCATTCCACCGTTCCAGTATCCGGATGTTGCTTGTCCACCTTTTAATGCCATCACGTTGTATCCGGCAACATTCCGTACTTCCAACGTTCCTTGCGTTGTGTTTTCCGGATTCTGATAAGAGGTGCCATGATCATCTTGAAACAAGCCGTAACCGTTAAACAGTTCTTCGGACGCTTCGTAGTTCTCTCCGTCCGCCTCTTCCTGTTTTCCGAGCTGGATCACTCCATACTGGCTCACAAGTCCGATAAATCCGTTTTCGTGTTGGTGCGTGATCTCGTAGTCCACGTCTGCCCATTCGGTGCCGTTGTTTTGGATGGTAATGGTCTGGTATCCGTCTTGCTGTACACCGTCAAATTCAAATTCGCCGACAGAGTACGCTACCCCATCCGGGATAAGCCAAGTGATTGTGCCTTTCCCAAAAATCGCAACCTGTGTCACATCAAGGTTTCCGTCCGGTATCGCATAAAAGCAGCGATCTGGATAATTCCCAAAAACAAGTTTTTTCGGCTCTGTGACGTTTAGGATTTTCTGAATCGCGTCATAGCTTGCTAAGATGTCTCCTTTAATTTCAAATGGCATTTCAAGCGTCTTTGATTTATATGTTGTATAGCCAAAATCCTCTCCTTTTGCACTTTCTGCTCCGTCAAGGAGTCCTGACTCTCTATTTACTCCACTAAACGGAGAGAACCCGGACAATACACTTAAGTATCGCCCGAGTTCCTGATCGTCAAATTTTACTGATAGGCTCAATTTCTATCCCCTCCTAACATCTTCCGAAAACTTGAATTCTTTTCTATTTGTTTTTCCATTGGTGTTGCAAGTACTCTGGATGTCTCTACAGAGTCAATTTTATTAACAATCTCTAGTGGTCTGTTGGCAAGTCTGGATAGACGATCTACTGCGTAGAGTAGCTCGTTGTTATTTTCAGACTTCCGGATTCCAACGCTTTTCTGGTAAGTTTGACTTCCAGCACTTTCCGGCACTGATAACGTTATACCGCTCACAGATGCAGACAACTGAGACACCACCTTACCGGATACTTTTTTCATCTCTTTGTACGGCATGTACTCTTCGTATCCGGCACCGACTCCCATCGCAAGGTACTTACCAACCTGATCTCGCATAACTCTGGACGGGGAATGAATGCCAAAGAAATCCTTAATGGATGAAACTACACTGCTTGCAAAACCTCCAATTTTGTCAATAATCCATCCTGTCATGTTCGAAATACCATTCCACAATCCCTGGACGATATTGCTTCCGATAGAAGCCATCTGTCCCGGAATAGAAGAGATCGTGCTTACAATGGCGTTTACAATGTTTGAAGCTGCACCTTTAAGAGAACCTACAGCTGACGATATAACATTTCCAAGTCCCGACATTGCAGTTCTTCCTATGTTCATCAATGTATTTGGTAAATTCTGTACAGAAGTCTTAATTCCTTCCAATATACTTTCCCCGCATTGCTTCACGAATCCGACCATAGACTTAATTCCATTTCCCAGTGCGGTTATAATGGTTTTACCAAGGTTCAGCCACTGGAATGCCATCAGTGTGTCAACAATAGCTGCTATAATCTGCGGAATGTTTGCAATCAGAGTTGGTATTGCCTGGATAAGTCCGAGTGCCAACTGTCCAAGTAATTCCGCGCCCTTCATAAGAATTGTTGGAAAATTGTCGTTAATAATGTTTGCAAATGTAGAAATAATCTCTGGGACTCGCTCAATCAATATCGGTATTGCGGTTACGATTCCCTCGACCAATTTCTGTAGCAACTCAAAACCTTTTTGAATCATTACAGGTGCAGCTTCTGCAAGTTTTTCTCCGATGCCCTGTATAAAATCAAGCACTTTCGGCAACGCTTCTGGAATTGCCTTTACAAATCCGTCAATCAGATTGCTTAACAATTCATAGCCTTGCTGCAGCAGACTTGGCCCCTGCGATGTTATCTGCTCGTATAGAGTTGTAATAAGCTGAGTTATAAGCAAGCCGACAGACGGCAATACCTGCATCATACCGCTTATTATTGCCTGTATGATCTGGATCCCAGACGACAACAGTTGCGGTATACTTGTGCTGATATTTTCTGCAAACGAACTTATAATCTGCGCTGATGCAGTCACAATTCCGGGCAACGACTGAATGATTCCAGTCGTTATATTGGAAATAACTTGCCCGCCGATCTGCATCATTTCTCCAAGTTTCCCGGAATTAAGTGACTGCGAAAGACTGTCCATCAACAGGTTTCCGACTTCTGGGAGTTCTTTTGCAAGTCTTGGGACGATCTGCATCAAATTATTTGTTATATTTTCAGCTGCGGACTTTACAGCATCTGCCAACTCCTGAGGTGAACTTGAACCATTCAAAAAGTTATCAAACGCCGCTTTTGCGGATTGCACAGAACCCTCTATGGTAGTCAATGCTTCTTCGCTTGTCGTTCCGGCAATACCCATATTTTCTTGAATCTTGTGGATTGCCTGAATGATCTGGTCGAACGACACATTGTCAAGATTTTCTATTTTCTCATTAAGGATTCCGCTGTCGTTAATTAAGCGAATCATTTCAGCTTGCGTCCCGCCGTATCCGAGTTTTAAGTTGTCAAGCATGGTGTAGTTCTGTTTCGCAAATCCCTGATAAGCATTTTGGATATCTGTCATATTTGAACCAAATTTATTGGCATTATCAGACATATCCACCATCGCCATATCTGCGATTCTGGCGGCCTCTGCGGTATTATTTCCAAGTCCCTGTAAAAGAGATGCCGAGAAGCTTGTCACTGTTTCCATGTACTTATTTGCAGATACACCAGCTGTCTTATAGGCGTTGTTCGCATTATCGATCACTGTCTGCGCACTATCTTTAAACAGCGTCTCGACACCGCCTATGTTCTGCTCAAGACTCGCAACGGAATCAAGAGACATTTTTGACACCGCTCCAAATGCTGCAGCAACGCCAGCTACTGATCCGGCAATCACTTTTAATCCTCCGCTTGCAACACTGCCAAGTTTAGAAATTCCTGAATTGAATCCGGATTCGTTTATTTCTGTGTTAAATTTTAATGAGCCATCATAACCCATACTATCCCTCCTTTATGGATAGCACAGGCTCAATGGCTCAATTTAAAGTGCTTAAATCTTAATCTCTACTTCTTTTTTGCACGTCCGGCACTTGATAAATGCATTGGTGCAAACGGAATTGTTGTTATAAATCAATAGCTTGCACCCGCAAAAAGGACACTTATACCACTTTCTCTCAAGTGATGGTTTTTTAATTTTACAACTCATCTGTCACCTCACATAAAAGCATTTCCGATATCATAATCCGTCAGGCTCTCAGATGGCAATTGAATTGATTTCTGGATCTTTTTAATTCGTTTTTTCTCTTCTTTGTCTTTAATTTCCGATAAATCAACACTGCGGTACATTATTCGCTGTTTAATCTCTGTATCGTCAGACAAACCATCAAAAAGCATCCTGAATTTCCACCAATGCATATATTTAATGTCGATTAAATCAATTCCATAATCTCTGAGAAAGCCGGATAATATATATGGATAATCAATGGAGTACGAGAATAAATTTTTCTTCGGCTTTTCTTGCAACTTTTCTTGCGGTTCTTCACAATCACCTGTCTCCGCAACCTTTGCACAGTTTGTATCCATCGTTATAAAGTGGGACAATGCGCTTATAGCTTCTTCATCTGCGACTACGTCATCAAGAAAATACTGCTGTATGATCGCGAATTTTTGAAGAGCATCAAGCTCTTGGTCTTTTAACATGTCCAAAAGCCTGATGTATTCACGGAAATCCGTAATGACCTTGATATTTTCACCCTTCACATTTACTGTGTTTGGCAACTCTTCATAAAAAAAATTCATGTTATTTCTTCGCTCGTCTCTGCGCTCTATTCGGAGTGTACTTGCTAACAACAGAATTTCTTCTCTTGTTTACGGCATTGATTTCTTTTTCACATACAGCAATGAACGAATCATAGCACTCTTCGCAAACTCTCAAATTCATTTTCCCGTCAAAAAGTTTTTCAGAAGTACCTTCTCCGAAAATCCCGTCAAAAATATCATAAAACAACAAACAATATTCCCTGGTTATTTCGGATATTTTTCCAACCTTTTCAAGCTCCTTCTCCCTCGGCTCGATGTTTTCAAATACTTTTTCATACTTTTCCAAAAACTCCACATCGTCCATATCGATTTCAAGCTCTACATTATTCCATTTCCACTGGCTCATCGGCTCGCTCTCCTTTTCTTTCATTCAACTGCTGCGTAATCACCTTTTGCGTAAGTAACCGTCTTGCTTGTAAAGTCAGTTTCTGTAACATATCCTTCTTCGATGTCGGACACAGATTTAAGAGATCCGCCATACACAAGCGCATCCGTTCCGTCTCCGTCAGAATCCGGGATGACCGCATAAGTACGCTTTGTTGCGTAGCATTTGTCTCCTTTATCATTTTTTTTGAAAAAGTCAACAACTACAACTTCTACATGTGCGTCATCTCCGAGCTTTTCACCATCGTGGATTGTTGCGATTTTTTCGTGTACCGGGTTATTTGTGTACCGGTCAAATGAATATTCGATTGCCGGAGCGTACCCTACAACGTCCGCGCGCTCCGCGATCTCATCCACGTACTGTCTGGAATACTCTTTCGGGTTTTTCCCGTTTGTCATTGCGGTAAAATTTGTCATTCTTTCGTATTTCGGCGAACTACCCGTTGCATCCGTGTTCATGAATGCCACACGCAAATGTCTGCCGACTAATTTTGGTGCTGCTGCTACTGTCATACTTATACCTCCTGCGTATAAATTAAGCGGCACTCAATACGATACTTTGCGTTTTCACCGTTCATATCGTACAAGTAACCGCTGTTTAAAGTTTCGATTGATATTGGGTTCTTCTTTTCTTCGAGTTTTGGTAGGTTGTCGTTAAAACTCTGCTGTTCCAACCACTCTTCGAAGCTCTGGAAAAACCCACTGTTTTCAATGTTAATTCGCGCGTCTTGGTCATATTCTTCTTGGCTTGTAAATGCGAATTGGAACTGCTTCTTTGCCCCTCCGTCCGTGTATCTCTGCATGATCGGGTCGCAAGGGAGAGGGTCAACAGAGTACCCCATATCCGTTCCAATGTAGTCCACGTTCACACGTCCATCACTTAAAAACGGACATGTGAGAATGTATGATCTGACGCTGTCAATGAGATTTGACATACTTCGCCGCTCCTTTCAGGATAGAGTCTTTGTGACGGTTTTTCATTCGCTCAAACCATCGTGATTTTTCCTTATGCTCGTAATACTGCCTACGTGCATAAGGTGCAATCTGGTTGATCTCGCCACTTCCAATCACGGTGCCGAGAGTTGCTGACTTAACAAGTACTCCTGTCCGTCTTGGAGTCTCCGGGTTCATGCGCCGGATGCATTCAGAGTCAACAAACTCCTGTGCGCTTGCGAAACCAGATTCCATATTCGGTTTAAAGTTCGGATTCCAGTCGAGTCTCGCTATTGTCCTTCCTTTCAAATCTCCCTTGGAAATCGTGTAAGTTGATATCTTACCTCTCGGTGTCTCGATCTTAAATTTCTTCTTTCCTTTTGCCACTACACTCCCACCACCTTAATATGCGGGTTGCCGCCAAAAGTATTGTAGTTTGCAGATGTAATTCTAGTCTTGTCCAGTCCGTCCAAGTCCTTAATTGTCTGCATGTCAACCTTGCAATCGCCTTTTACAAGGTAATCGTCTTTCTTAATTTCCACGCTCGTATCCGGGATTCTGACCGTGTAGGTGTCTGCTTGCTTTAACCCATCTGTCGTGATCTGCGACTTTTCATTTTTATACCACCATACCTCAGGTATGTAAGCTCGCTCCCACTCATCCAGTCTGGTTTCAGAGTTGTACTTTCTTCTGTACAGTGTTGCATCTGTGTTGGTTATCATGATTCTACCCCCATACATAAGAGACCAGTCGGGTCAAGAAAGAGTGCTGCCGTATTATACATCTTTTTATGCAACAGATCATCCGCTGTCTCTCCATTCCCTCCGCTTTCAAAGCTGACAGAATATCCATCCGTATTCTCGGATGTGACCGCACGTCCTAAGTGTTTGCTTCTGACTTTTTCATCATTTGCCAACAATTCGCAGACGGCACAAGTAGCAAGTTTTACCTCTTCCATTTCCATGTTGTCATCAGCGCGCCCGAAGGTAATCCTTCGGACATAAGCTGATGCTGGAATAACAGATTTATCAAATTCTTCATCTGTTAAATTTCCCCTATATTCAGAGACGTAAAATGTATAATCCGCATACAAGTTCATTTACATCAACTCCTATTTCTACTCCACTGCAGTATGTACATAGATAGCCACTTTCTTGTTATCTTTCGCCTCTGCGATACCTACGGTACGATATCCGAACTTCCAAGCATCTGCATCCTGGTTCTGATCCGGTGTGATGATCTTAGATACAGCGTGCTTCTGATTCTGGATTACTGCATTCTTGTCAACAATCAAGAAATCAATCTTCTTACCGCCTGTTGTTGTAAAGCCGCCGTCTCCAGATGCTGTCAACGTGACTTTGTCGAAAAATCTTCCCTCAGGAACTTCAATCACTCCAGCCCAGCCTTCCAGAACTTTCTTGGATGCCGTTGTATCAAGGTCCTCAATATCCCCTTTGAGTGCGGCAGAGATATACAGATAACAGGTTTCCGGCTTTGCCTCCGCATTTTTAATAGCAGTCTTGCCTTTTCTAATTGCTGCAATTCCGGCTTTCGCATCTGCAATCGCTGCTGCCACTTTATTAGTAGATAGTGCGTATCCTGCATAAGATGCAAGTCTCCAAGCGTCAAGCTCCGGAACAACCTGTGTTCTCAAAAATTCTCCGGAAAGACGTCCGAAGGCAACACCTGCAGACTCGATATTGTCCATAGCGTCCACGGTGAACATACGGCCTCGATCATAAGTACACTTCTTAGTCTCGTATTCAAGTGTAACGTCACCTGCAACATATCCTGTCTGCTTATTGTAATTTGCAAGACCGGACATCGTCATTTTCGGAATCAAAATTTCATTTGCGTTTGCACCCTCTTTTACAAGTTCGTTTGGACCGTCTAATACGGCTGTAAGGGATGCCAGTTTATAAACCTCGTCCAGCATAGTGGAATATGCTTTTCTTAATGTAATTGTGTTCGGCATATCTTATTACCTCTTTCTTTCTAAAAATTATTTTTCTGCCGGAAGTCCCATAGCCGCCCTGATTGCTGACAGATTATCTCCACCAACATCGGCACTGCCTCCTGTTGCTCCGACTGCGTTCATGAATGGTTCATTAGAACCAAATAAATAAGCATCAGATTCCTTTACGGTTTCCAATGCTTTCTTAATGTCCTCAGACTGGTTTTTCGATTCTTTCAAAGCGTCCATATCAAGCATAGCCATGACCGCTTTTTCATTGCGTCCCCCGGCTGTCTTGATCGCTTCTTTGATCGTGTCGGAAAAGATGCGATCCGCTTCTTTTTCGGCATACTCAGCATCCTTGTCTTTCAGCTGTTGATTCAGTTTGTTGATCTCGACCTGCATAGCTGTTGGGTCAACATCTTTAAATTTTTCCAAAGATTCTGTTGCAGTCTCAAGCTGACTCTTGTAATTGTCACGCTCCCCCTCTGCTTTTGTGGTCTTTGCCTTTTCAGCGGCAATATCTTTTCCGTTCTCTGCCATGATCTTATCAATAACATCCTGTTCCAATCCGAGTCCTTTTAAAAATTCTGTTTTCATGTTTCTGATCTCCTTTCGCATTAGGTAGTTTTAGGCGTGTTACCAACCGCCACGAATTGACTGTTTAAGGTCTCATCTACTGACCAAAAAAGGTATAAAAATAACACATATCTCTATGTGCTAATGTCCTACTTATTCGATTTTTACTCCTAAAGTAACGCCTGTACCTGTTCTTTTAAGCTCTCCGGTACATCATCAATTGTCAAGTGTCCACCTTTGATTCTGTTTGCCAAAAACTGTGCCATAACTTACACCCCCATTTTCATTGTTGCAAGAATTAACTCCTGCACCGCCTGATCTGTGACTTCCTGCGCCGACTGTGTTGCTTTCAAGTCGTTCTGTAATTTACCGTAGGCGCTCATACCGTCATCCACGGCTTCATATTCTTTGATTACATTTTCTTCTGTTTCTGTATAACCAACAAAGACAAGATTGCTAAATCCCTCTGGTTTCTCTTCCTTGAGCGGTTTGTAGCTCTCTTTCTTGATGGAGCTGATTCTTACAGTTCCGTTTTCCATGATTTTTGCGTAGTTCATGTTTAAATCTCCTTTCGATAGGTTACTTTAATATCTGGGTCAAGCTCCCCTCCGTCTGCTGTGATGACTGTGGTAGGGTAGTAGGTTTTTAAGGCTCGGATAGCGTTTTGCTCGGATTGTGGGAGTGGGACGAATTCAGTGGTTTCTGATTTTCCGATAATATTGAGTGGGTATTCTTTCAATTTTGCTTTAATTTCAGAAGCTGTTTTCCCGTAAAACTCTTGAGTGTTAAGCGTATAAAGAAAATTATTATTGGCAAGCCCGAATAAGACAAATGGTTCCCCGTTCGACATTTTCTTTGTATACAACTTGTCGCAATATCCAGTTTTTTCTTTCTTGTCAATATTTTTGACGTGAATATAGAATCCGTTGGGCACATACAAAGAAATGTCAGCGGTTTCATCAATTGTTGCTATCACGCTCCCATACAGCCATCCATACTCTCCACCCTGTTCTACCAGTTTGTCCCATTTTGTGATTGGTCTGTCGGATGTGAGAGTGAGGACTTGCTCTTTGTAGGGTTCGTATTCAGTTTGAGTCTGAGAAATTTCCACCTGTAATGTTTTGATGACATCCAAGAAAGTTTGGATTGCACTACTGTTACACATTAAATATACATAGTCCTCTTCCGCTGCGATCGTATATTTACTATTACTAACGGATAAATTTGTATCGTGATATAACCATGCGATAACACGACCTGTCTCCTTTTTTGCAATTCCGAGATAGAATTTTTTCCCTTTGGTCAACTTTTCTGTATAGGAAAATGTAATCATACTTCCTTTTTTCGCACGGATTGGAAATTTTAGATATCCGTCTCCTTCAATAGATATCCAATTCGAAACATCTTTTGCCTTTTCACGATCAAACAGATTCTTTCCGGTAACTTTTACATCAAACAGCTTTTTGTCCGTGTACTGTTCATAAGGCAATACACTTGATCCAATATTAATCATTAAAGTATTTGCTGTTTGAATGGCTAAAGCTTTATTTACTGGTACAATAACAATCATGTATTTTGCATTGTCTGGAATAATTATTGAAGAACTAATATTCGGATCGTGCTTTAAAAATTTCTTTTCTGAATCATAAAAATTTTGAAATACACCGGCTGACGAAGTGTATTTCATGCCCGGATTCACTTGGATATAATCAGATACCACATTATCTCTACTACCCAATGTTGCAAGTGTCTGTTCTCCATCAGTTGTTATCCACCCCGACTTTGCTTTTTTTGCATCAAACAGATTCTTTGACTTTCTTCCTGTGTTCTTAATCTCCTGCAGATTATCCGGTGCTGGATTCTCTCCTTGCACACTATTCCCAATCAACTCCAACCTCTCAAGCGGCGCATCCAAGCTGTTCGGAAGTGCCAACATCCCTGCCCCCTCTAGCTCTACTTTATCGTAGTTCGGTGGCTGCGGAGTGGAGATTCCAAGAGGGCAGATCATATCCACTCCTATGATTCCTGTTCCATCTACCATTTTAAGCATTGTACTTCTACTCCTTTTTCGCTGGTTGCTGTGGGGATGATCTGGACGAGGTTACTCTTTCCACCGCCGTAAGAACCGTACTGCAATCGCTGTGCAGTCTGCGCCGGAATCAGTACACTTTGTTCTTTTGTCGCGTCCCTTTCCAGAGATGCGTAGATATCACCGTCCGTGAAATTCTTGACCAGAAATTCAGATGATGACACCTCAAATTCAAAAATCAATGTTGCTTCCGCTGTCGGCTGTCTGATTACTTTTACTTTACTCATTTTCTACCTCCTAAATCGTTTTGGTACAGGTGCCACTCTGCCGCGCATATCGTAATAGATGCGCTCACGCTCTTGATGCAGCCCCATCCGTTTACAAAATCTGGTGTACTCCCCGAGTTGTCCTTGATACTTTGCTTTCGCAAGCATCACATCATCTGGGTCAGCTCCACCTTGTTTTAGTAGCACAGCCTTTTCTCTCTGTGCCCTCATTGCAGTTTCCATTTTCCGCTGTTGCTGCTTGGCTTCGTATAAGGTGTATTCCTTGCCGTTAAATGTCTTAGGTATACTTTCCTTTCGGTTCTGCTCTTCTAACCACTCATCTGTCCAGTTACGCTCTGAAATGCCTGGAATAAATGGATAAAACTCATGTCAGTGGTAGCAATTCCATCCACCCAAGCCTTCACCAGTTCCGTAACCAGTGCTTTTTATAAAATCAGGATAATCTGCCACTCTGCATCACCTCCACTAAAAAAGAGCAGGATTAATCCCGCTCTATGTTCCAATATATTTTTTCTGCCTCTTTTCGAGCTTTTATCGCCTCTTCTTTCGTTAAGAAGCTACCAAGATTTTTTACTTTTCCGCCAACAGTTATCGTTGCTCTCCATTTATTATTATCTTTTCTATACACAACGCCTGTACAACCGGATGTATTTGTTTTTCTTGGTTTCATGTCTCTATTCCAACAATTTTGCTGATGCGTTATCCATCTGCAATTCTCTGGTGAGTATTCTTTGGCAACGTCTATTCTATCAAGAGTCAAGTTCTCATCATATCCGTTTCGTAAAGCCCACTCTTTGAATTTCAGATAATCTTCTCGCCATTCCTCACAAACCTTGATTCCTCTAGCACCATAATATTCGTAATTACTGCAACTTTCAGTATAGCAACGCGCTTTCATTGCTCTCCATTCATTATGTAGCCTTGTGCCAGTTTCCTTGTGTGTTGGCGGATTGTTCATGTTTTTCATAAACTCTTCCCTTTTTAGGCAGCCACATGATTTTGTAAGGCCCTTTTTCAAGTTTCTTCCCTCAACAACTTTTTCGTTTCCGCAATCGCAAACACATCTCCACATTGATCTATTGTTTTTACTTGGGACTTTTTCTAAAACTGTTAATCTCCCGAACCTTTGTCCAGTCAATTCAAGACTTTTCATAAATATCGCCTCCCTATGGTTATTATACCATGTTATTGAGTAATATTCATGTTTTTTATTTGTTCCATTTATAAACTTTCCCTTGCCAAACAGCATGAGACGGTCTAGCTCCTGCGTGCCATGCAACTTCCACATATTCACAACCAAGTTTCTCCATATTGTATTCGCATATTTTAGCACTTAACTGTGAAATCCCTGTCATAACTGCTCTACGTGCAGCAACATCCACTCTGTTTGCTCTTCCTGATGCGTAGTCAATGCTCCTGAGTCCGCTATTTGTGAGCTGAGTAACCACCTTGCGTATCATGGTATTATAATCAAATGCTCCGTAAACCACGCCTGTAATAGCCTTATCAAGGTATCCTTGGTATATGTCGGATAATGGAGTCATAACAAGCCTACCGCCTCCGTAATCCACATAAAATCCCATGGACTTTGTGACGTTCTGCAGATCATCATTGCTCTGCTGGATGAATCCATCTGCAAGCTGTTGCAACTCCTTATTATCCTCGTAGGGGATATATTCCGCATTGACCTGCTCGTAGATGTCTTTGTTGCGAACATATTCCCAGTCGATAACCTTGTCATACAGTTCAAACATTTCCGGATATGACAGGTTCAGCGTGGTTTTTATCATCTTTTCGATGTCCTCAGAAGAGTACCCAATGATCTGCAACCGGTTAATCTGCCAGTCTGCCGTGCTTGTGATTTTTCCGGCTTTTTTTATTCTGCGAACAATGTCCTCCAAAATCATCTGTTCCAAATCCAGAAAATGCTTTTCAATCTGGCCGGATAGTTGTTTCTTGTAGTCCTCTCTCAATTAGATCACCTACTCCATGACTTGGTTCTGTTCCGGCAGCATCTTCTTTGCTGTGGCTTCATCCTCGTTGTACCACTTCATTCGGTATTCCAGGTGCGACATAACGCCCATACTCACGTCCTGTCTGTCCTGCTGGCGTTCTGTTTCCTCATCGGTCAGAATAGAGTCATTAAACTTGCAAGAGAACTCATATCCCGAATTAAGCATACTGTTGTAGAATGCAAGCCCTGCGGCGAAGTCTTCCAAGCAATCATATAGATTGTTCTGGATTGCCGTCACTCGGTTGTACTTCCGGTTCTTTGATGCTTTGATTTCCGTGGCTGTCTTTGCCACTTCCTGTGCATCTGACAGGTCTCCGTAAGCAAGTCCTATGGAAAACTCAATCTCACGCTTGTATTCTTCCAATCCGCGTTTAAAGGCTTCATCCCTCATTTCTGGGGAGTATTCCTTTAATAGTTCTTGGTCTTTCCCAGCATCCAGATTCATTCCTCGATACAATTTGTTTTTGAGTTTTGGCAGTCCAAGTTTTCCGGTTGCCTTGTCTTGCTTAAGCGCTCTATTATCCACATGGATAGCACGCTCGCCAGATTCGTATTCCCAGTCTAGTCTTGCACCTTGCGTGTCCGCTTTTCGAATCAGTTCGGTGGCAGATTCATATACTGATACACCACAGGCAGAACCATCTATTTTATTTTTGATTGGATTGCGGTAATACCCAAAGTCCATTCGGTTCATGCCTGGGTATGTAATCGGTCCAGGTAGGATATTTTCCCACTCTTCCACTGCTTCTAAGCTGCACGGAAGACCGATATCATTTGCTGTCTGAGAGTGGAAGCACTTGTTTTCTATAGTCAGATTCCCGTCAATGAAATAGTGCCGTTCAAGCCTTGTGAAATAATCAGAGTCCCCAACCTTTTTTACGGTCAGAAATGCAATATCATTCGGCTTTCCATCATCCCCAAAGCTGATCGGGATAATCTTGTCAGCGGAAACGAATTCGGCGGCCGATTCTCCCAGTGGTTTCAAAACAAATGATCCGAGTGCAAGACCTTCCTGAAGATTCTCATTCAGGCTCGCGATATTCTTCTGATAAATCTTGTTCAGACGTTCATTTGTCACACTGGTTTCCATTTCAACCAGCGCGCAGTCTGCAAACTCTCGGCAGATTCCATCTTCAATCCCAAGAGAAACGATGCTATCTGAAATCCATTCTGCATCACCATTTAACATCTGTCTCCATCTGTTGATTGCATATATCATGTTGTTGGATAGTGCGATATCCTTGCCGATGATCTGTTTTAATGTCGTATATCCAAACATCCTCATGATTCCTTTCCATAATCTCTTAATTCCATCAAACATCTTCCACCTCTTCGATTAGGTATTTCATGTCGCGTTCGATCGTGTACTCAAACGCATCCAAGCTGTCAATGTCAGTACTGCCGTCATCCAGACGCTCATCTTTCCCAACAGCTTCTTTGTCCCAAACTGCATCCGAAAAAGCAGTTTCCAGAGATTCGCAGTCTTTTGTAATAAAAAACCGCCCAGCCCCCATGAGCTTGACGGTGCATCTGATCCTGTCGTTGATTGGTCTTTTCTTTGCTGGTTTGACAGCGATCCACGGAAACTCCTTTTCCACAGCGTTACGGATAGAATTACCAAGCACTGTCTCTGCATTATCCCAGAATACGGACTCTACGTTACAATACTGCACGTAATCACCTCTTTTCACGCATACCGAATATTGTTCTATTACTTCTCTGATAAATTCGCAAAACAACTCATTCAACCTATTGCTGTCGATGTCTTCTTTTTCATCTTTCGCCGTGATTCTACGTGATTTTAGCGCAATTACATCTCTGTAATTATCCGTATACCCTCTGGCAACGAATGAATGACCGGATTGATTGCCACCAAAGTCCAATCCAATCTCGATTGATGTGATATCCTCTTTTCGGAATTGCTTATACTCTGATTCCTGCGAGATATTATCCACGATTTCGCACCGGAACGCTTCTGGATTGTCTGCAAACCGCTTGTAAATCGACCCGTCAGCCCTTTTCCACAGGCCAAGAATAAGACGGTCATAGTAGATTGTCCCCTCGTACTCTTTGCAGAGATCCTCAACAAATCCAGGATTTAGAAATGGATTATCAAATATGGTGTACTTTTGTAGATATATATCTAGCTCCACATTGTCTATAAACTCTTTCAACCAATGTGTGGGGTGTTCCGGGTTACAAGCCCCATCAAAGCAGGAATACGGTTTATCAAGACGGGACTTTAACATCTGGAAGACTTCTTTGTTCCATTTCGCAATCTCATCCCCGTAACAATACTTGATGGATGCTCCCTGTATCTTTGCAACCTGACTGACCTTTTCTGCTCCAAGACAATAGACATCCTCTCCGCATACTCTAGCCACATTCCGGTTGTTAATGTTTCCGATCAGGTCGCTGGTATATATTTCTCTCATCGGCTGTAGGACGTTTCGTTCTATAGACTCTTTCGAAACTCCCATAATGACATTCAAGCCGGGCTTTCCTGCTCTTTCACGGATTCTTTTAGGCACGATATAAGCAGTATCAACATAAGACTTTCCAGAACGAACCGCTCCAGACTTGATATTCCATCTATGCGTTGCGTTTATGATGTACTCATTCTGTTTTTTGCTTAGCTGCATTGTCATGCAATCCTTTCAAGATTTCATCCAGCTTTTCAATTGCTGTTCTATCCTCGTATTCTTGCTTATCTCTCCATTTATCCGGTTTCCGGTTCTTGAGCCAGAATATCTGAGCTGTTGTATCTCCCGGTATATACACCTCATCCGTTGCTTGCACAAGTTTCTCTTTTTCGCATAATTTCCCGTGATCATCGTAATACTTCTCTTTTACCTTGAAAGTTTTTCTTACTTCATGAGTGCCGCCAAGCGCTCTTTCAAATAATGAATTTTCTACTTGCCTATCAGCAACATCCTTATTCTTTTTTAAGACTGCCGAAAGTGCCGAATACTTATCTCTCCACGTTCTAAAGGTCGAATAAGCAACCCCCATATTCTGAGCGATCTGCTCATCCGTCAGACCGTCTCTCGCCCATCCTTCTATTCTCAGCAAGCCTTCCGGCTCTAGCCACTCTTGATATTTACCTTTTGCCATCCGACTCACCACCTTTATAGCATAATAAAAGCACCCATCTCTGGATGCTAAGAATGTAGGACTACTGCTGAAAGAATTAATAACGCCAACAAAAACCAAAATAACCAAATACACAATCAAAATTTATAAGAAAAAGGAGGAACCTTGCAGTAGTCCACAACAGGTGCAACCGGAATCGAACCGATGACATATGGTTTTGGAGACCATCGCTCTACCAACTGAGCTGTACACCCGTAGGATGCCTTTTATTGACATCCTTTACCCTATCCGCACTCGGGTACTGACACTAAATATAGATTGCTGAATCTATTTTTGTTTGCTTTGCAGATCTGCGGATATCTGCGTTTTGGTACCATTGCAATGTAAGTCCGGTGTGCACTCCCAGAACAGACCTCAGCTGTGCAGCCTGCATACTCACATCACAAAGCGGAGCACTTGGAATCGAACCAAGGACACAGGGCGCGACCCTGCGCATCTACCATTGATGCTATACTCCGCATGAAAACACCGCCAGACGAGAAAGGGTAAAGTCCAGCGGTATTCCGAATGTTTGGAAAGATTGTTTTAGAACAATATACAATCGTTCTAGAATAATTATAGCATATTATTTTTGTGAAAAGTGTGAAAGTTTAAGATAGTCACTTATTTTTTTTGACACGTAACTTCTGTCAATATTTACTATCTCCGCAACTTCATCCTGTTTCTTGCCCTCAATAAACGATAACTCAAATATCTCCTTAATCTCCGGATCATCAATCCCATTTATGTAGTCCTCTACTTCTTTTTGCTCTTTCAGAATCCGCAGCCTGTCTGCTTCTTTTCTTCTGATCTGACGCCTTACATTCTCTTCTTCGTAAGGGTCATACATTTGTACAGATGTTCTCACTTCGGTGTACGGAAAATCTGCGCTGGATCCCGTTACCTTCCCCATGACAACAGTCGATTCCCGTTCACAGAGTTCTTGTATCTGGTTCTCAATCCGGATAAGTCTATCTTTGTTTGGCTTATACTTTTTCAGTGTTTTCTTGTCCAACTCTATCACCTCCCGGAACAGGATCTTTTATGTTGTATTTCTCTGCTATGTACTCCACAGCGTCCTTATTCGTCCTCTCACGGCTTTTAAAGTCGCACTTAAAGGCTTTATGCCCCTTTTGCTTTAAAGCTGTCTCACAGGGCTTTCTCGTTGCCATAGTGTATGCTTCTATTTTCTTCATTCCATCACCTCAATTTCCTCTCCGGTCAGCTCTTCCAGCTTCTGTTTCATTTCTTTCACTGTCATTTTCTTTGGTTCTTCGCGTTCCCAGATGAGCTCAAGGTTGTTTTTAATAAACACATCTTCTATGCATCCGAGTGATCCCGGAGTAATCCTATAGACTTTAACGACGTCTCCTCCTTTATAACCTGCCCATTTCAAGCCATCAGTATAATAGACTATACGATTGTATCCTCTTTTTCTCACTACCATCCCAGCCAATACAAGATACATGTCCCCATCTCTCTGTTCAACCACCATCCCATCTCTCAAATCCGCCTTGGTAAATTCTTTGTTCATATAATCGCTCCATTCTAAGATTTCATACCCATTGCTTTTATAGTACTGATACGGCGAAAACTCTCCTTTGATATAACATATTTCTTCTTCGCAGAATTCGTAATTTGTCTCTTTCAGGTAGCTTTCGCCTGAACACCACTTCATTCCTTGCTTATGCATTCTTTCGCAAAAGTCTTTCGCTTCCTCTTCTGTCTTGCAGTGTACTGCAATCTTATTTTCTTCATTTTTAAATTCATCCCAGTTAAATTTTCTCATATTTCCTACCTCACTATCTTTCGCACAATCCAATCCAAAAACACTACAAATAGCAGTATTGGGAATCCCGCAGCCATCAGGTAATCCGCACCTTCTAGTTTTACATCCTCTTCGATTCCTGTTTTCAAAGCAATCACTGTTCCAAGCCCCAGGATATAGTACAGGGCTAAGAATGCGATTATGATTATAATGTCCATCGTTATTCCTTTCTCATAGGTTCTGGTAGTGGCTGCCATGCTACAACCTTTTCATACCCCAATTCATCATTTGTTTTAAACACCGTATCAACGAATCCTAAACTTGTCGAATCGTAAATATCATGCCAAAATCCAAATCCATATTCACTATCATACTGGCAGAACATCGGCAAATCCTCTTCGTGATTTTCGACAATACACATATAGAATCTCATATCATCATCTTCCGGCAATTTCTCGCTTACCGGAATCCAACCGTCATTTTTCTTCCCATCTTCATATCCTTGCATATAAAATTTTCTTCGGCTGCATTCTCTGCACTTCGGAACATCGCCCATATGAGAACGGATAATGTCTTTTGCCCAACCAACACTTACATAATCATCACACATTCCGAATGATTCAAACTCTATCGCATGATCTTCAATCTCTTCCAAGATCTTCTCTAGTACGTTCTCCATTATTCCACTCTCCTAAAATCCTATATCATCTAAGAAAAAACCAATTTCTTCTTCAAATTCTTCTTTTTCAATACCATAATCTTCAAGCATTTCTTCTAATGGAAATACTTCAGACAGTTTTTTCATTAAGTATTCTGCTATTCCCTCTGTATCATATTCTTCGACAATAGTATCTTTCTGTAAAGGTTGAATCATTCCATCTTTTAAATGATGTGCAAATTCGTCAGCTCCAATAATTATTTTATTCCCTTTTGGAATAATTACTTTTTCTCCAAACATCTTCTCTACTTCTATATCACAATTTGATGTTAGGATTTGACCTATTTTGTATTTCATTTATTCCATCTCCTATTCCATGCTTCGATTGCATTTATTTTGCAAGTATTAATACTATTTAGTGCGTTGTCTGCATTTTGCATACTAGGACAATATCCTTCTGCTTTTGCATAACATTTTTTGCATTCACACCAAATAGTCCAACCAACATTATTTTTTCTTTCCATTTTTATTCTTGCTTCTCC